TTATCAGATATCGATTCATGTTCATCCATTAGTATTACCACCTTTTTCCATTCTTTTTTTCAATTCACGAATTTGTTTATCAGATAGAATGTCCATATAGTCTTTTGCTTCTCGTTTCGATATCTGATAATATTCTGTTAAAGTATCTAGTTTCTTACTCAAATAGGGTTTACTCCATTGAGAGAATCTATTTCTTTTCCTTAGAGTATTTAGGAAAAACAGATATTGAAGACGATTGTCTAGACTATGTCTGACATTCATTTCGTTTGAAAAAAAGACAGAATCTTGGTGATAAGATAATGCTTTATTTACTAGGAAGGGTTGATAAGATTTCTCTGCGACCTTGTCAGGCATGTTGTCCTTTTTGGTATAGGAAACATCCTTAACAAAGTCGAAGGGATTTCTTTTAGTCATTTATGTTAGGATACTTTGAGTAACGGATGGTTGTGTAGCTCTTGAGAATGCATCAATAAGTTCATCACCTTTGAGTTCTTTTCCGAAGTATACGATTGAACCATCGTCAAGTGTTCTTTCAATAAGTCCACTATTGAAACTTCTATCAACGACACCTTTACCATCTTGAGTGTCTTGTGGTCTTGTGTCATACCACATACTACTTAAAGAGTGTGCATGTAAACTTGATACACCTCTTGCCCATTCTTCTGCTAATAGAAGAAGTCTTTGTCTTTCTACTTTATCTTGATACTGTCCCATTATGTATTGTCTCCATCAGTATATTTAATTCTGGCTTTGTCAAACTGTCGATTTGCTGTTCTTTGAAAAGACTTTTCGATTTGTTTATCAAACCACCTTCTAAACCATTGTCTGAGTTTACCCATTACCAACCCCCATCAATCTCTTCTAAGACTGTATTAGTTGCACCTAGAATATCAGTTAAAGGTTCGTCAAAGATTTTGATATCTTCATGACCTTCTTCTAATAATGCTTTCAATGTTTCAGCACTATCGATAATGGTTTGTATTTCGTATTTCAATTCTTCTGTAATCATTTGAATTTACACTCCGACATAATTTCTGTTAAACATGCAACGAAATTAATTTCTGAATCCATTGCAAAGGCAGACTTATGTTGATAGTCTGCAATAATAAGAACTGATGCTGGGATACTTGAAGGTTCAAGTTTCTTTTCCAATGCATCAAATACTTTTCTATATAGAGTATTGAAGTCATTGTCGGAGTTCTGTCCGACCCATTTCCTCATTCCACTCCAGTTCTTATCTTTAATCATATCAATGAGAGGTGTAAGTTTTTCTTCTGATAAAGTTGCGAGGAGACCTGAGTCTATCTCTCCACTTACACCATATCTTTGAACCTCATTGATACACCTTCTAAAATCGGGAAAGAACTTGATTACAAGCTCAACCAATACTTTTTGTTCATACTTAATGTTTTCTGCATCACAAATATCACATAGTCGTTGTAGGAATATAGATGCAAGTCTTTGTTTATCTTCGGGTGTCATTGTAAAGTCAATGACTGTTGTTCTAGAATGCAGTGGTGCAATAATTCTGTTTTTATAATTTGCAGTAAAGATAAATCTACAATTGTTTGAGAACTCTTCGATAAAGTTTCTCAATGCTGGTTGAACTGACTCTGCTGAGATATAATCTGCTTCGTCTAGTATAACAACCTTAGGGCCACCACTGAGTGAAACTGTAGATGCAAAGTTTTTGATTTTAGTTCTGAGGGTATCAATCAATCTTCCTTCATCGGAACCATTGATAACAATATAGTCTGCACCTATCTCATTACAAAGTGCTTTTGCAACTGTTGTTTTACCAATACCTTGGGAACCACATAACATAAGATTTGGAATTTCACCTTGCTTGACGAATTCCCAAAATGTCTCTTTAAGAGGTTTGGGTAGAATTGTATCTTCAATTGTCTTAGGACGATACTTTTCTACAAATAAAAATTCTTCTTTCACATTAGTCTCCATCATAAGAGTAAACTCCCCACCGAGTCTACAGTGCAATCCACCCTAAGATGATGAGATTGGATTGCTCCCGTGTGAATTGCAGAGACTGGCACAATTCTCACAACATTACTTTATATATGTTAAACATTGTAACTTGAGTCAGGCTCCAGTGCAATAAAATACTCCAAGTCAATATCTTTGTTCTTGAAGTTTGAAATACCTTTAGATGATACCAACACTGTATAGTTGCCATCTAGGACTTTAAGGTTCTCAATCTTAAAGTTCATGGTGTATTTGACACCAGTAGTATTCTCACCAACGATTCTACTAAATGTATTTGATGTTGGATTTTTCTTATCAGTGACTTCTAATTTCACTGTAGTTCCATCTGAACTTAGAATCAAATCATTTACTCCAAGAACACTTGCAGCTTTCTGTAGTTCAGATAATAGAGTTGATGATATGTCAACACTGATTTCTGCATCAGGCATTGTTATCATTTTCTCGGGTGCAGTCACCATACCTTCACTTGCATAAAAATATGATAGTGTAGTATCTGTATCTGCAACTGTTAGACTTGCATCACCGAATTGAAAGTCGGGGTCGTCCAGTAAACTGGTTGCACCCAAGAACTCGGGCAAGTTGTAAATACTAAAATCTTGAGGGAAAGTTTCATCAACTGTTGCCACTGCAAGAATATTTTTCATATTGGAAATAGTTTCCAATTTGTTTCCACTTTTGACTCGGATACCCGAGTTAATTGTCGAGAAGTTTTTTAATAGTCCTCTCGTGTCATTACTAATTTTCATCACTTTTAGCCTCCTTTATCGCCTTATCGTGAACATGTAACATGAACATTGCATAGTGAATAACCTTCAAAAGGTCTGCTCTGTTCCTGCCTCCTTTCTTTCCGTATCTCTGGGCATACTTCATAATATTCCCGATACAAAAACCTTCACCATGACCACTGTCTATAATAAACTCAGTGGACTGGTATTTGTTTAAACTATAATGCTGGTCATAAGTATTGTCAATGTAAGTTGATAATTCCTTAAGAATCTTTGGTTCATCATACTTGTAATCAATCTTAGGTTTTCTTTTAAACATCGTAGTTTTCATTATACTCTATTCCTTATATTCTGACAACAGGGTTTTCATATCAACATAAACTCTTTTTCGTATTCGTTATATTCTTCTCCAAGGTCAAGTGGAAAAGGTTCATCAGCTGTGAAACAAATACCTTCTTCATTACTACGCAAGACAATACCCAGTGACTTATATCTCTCATTGGTAAGTTTTGATACTTTCAATACATTACCAGTCTCATTACTATTATGAGAAAATCCACTGAGTTGAGTGTTTTGTTTTTTGGTTACAGCAATAGTGGTTGATACCTTTCTCCAAAATTTATGGAAGAGTTCAATATTATTGAACTTATCCCAGTTATCTAAGAGATAGTAGCAAGCAACTTGAGGTGGATTTGCATGGTCGTCACATCTATCCTTTGCCTTCAATTCCATTGCTTCTTTACTTACCCATCCACTTTTGAAATTACCAGTTAACATGTAGAACAATCTAGTGATAGGTCTCTTATATCTTGTATAGTTCCAAAACCCTTCACTGATTAGAAATCTCAAACAGACAAATGCAATTGCACAGGCTGGTGGGATATGCTTATACTTATCTGGCATCACTTCACCTCTACGAAAAATTCTCCATCTTCAAACTCTGATTCAGTTTGCTTTGGAAAGTTAAAATAAACCTTACCTAATGTTCCTTCTCTAAATGCATCAGCAACTTCACAACACTCGCTGACCCATTCATTAATCAACTCATTCTTAGTATGTGACCTCGCTGCATTTAACATTTCACTACTAGTTTTTGAGAAGGTGATTACTGCATTCACATCATTACCTTCAACCAAAGTTGTTCTGATTGCATTAAGGAATCTAGCCTTCCTGTCTCCAGCAACTTCACCTTTACCAGCTCTGAGAGTCCCAATTCTCCAATTAGTATTCTGACTTGTCATGATACCTTCATCTTCTAGATATTGTATAATCTCATCCCTAGTCGGTGGGTCTTGAGTCTCGTAATTAGAGTTTACTAATTTCATCGCTGCATCAATGATTTTTTGCTTACCTTCGATATTAGGTGCAATATCATTTAAGTAAGTTCTTATTGCATTCTGATTTGGATTACAGTCACCATCTTTAACAGCTGCATGAATGTTCGAAATAATATCATCTTCATCTGCAATCAATTTTGGCTTCTGAGTATTGATATTCTCCTTGATAGCATATTGCTTTCTTACTTTAGTATTGGCAAACTCCATAATGCATACCCATACTAAAGTGTCCTTACCTTTATCAGAACATAAAGCACCCTCAGTCCTATGCCTTCCACAAACTAAATCACCATTTGGTTCAATGATAATCGGTTCATTGTGAAAAGGATTGTATAATCCTTCATTGAAAATCTTCTTGAAGACTAAAACATGAGCTTCATTCCTATTACCCAATGCCCTTCCAAGGTTCTTGTGCTTATAGTTAATGTCTCCAGCTCTCACCCATCCATATTTGACAATGACAACACCCTTTTCAGTGGGTGGTGCCATCACATATTCAATAGGGAATTTTTTCTCTTCCCTCACTTTGATTGAAATCTTAGTAGTCATTTTCTTCTCCTACATCCATTGTATCAGAGTTTGAATCCTCGTCAAGGGGTTTTTCCTCATCAAGGTTAACCCCTGCGTCAATCTTGGTATAGAGGTCAAGAACTGCATTTCTTGTTTCTTCATCGAATCTTGAAATACACATTTCAATAGACTTCATTCTATCACCAAACATTCTGAATGCATTGACGATGTGAACTAGTCTTCTTGTTGTAATGACATCATCGATAGCACCTTCGTAGAAAGTCTTTCTGATAATGTCTGCCCAGTCAACTAGTTTAGTTGTGAACTCGGTATCAACCTCACCACTGAGACCCATTTCTTTCTCAAGAATTTTTCTCTCAGTTGTCACTGGTGGATATTCTTGTTGCATTGTGATTGCAAATCTTTCCAACATAGCTTCGTTCATGATTTGAGTTCCAATGAACTTTCCATCTTCGGAACCTTGTCCTTTAGTGTTTGCAGTTGCAAGAATTGTAAAACCTTCTTTAGGTGTTACCCACTCACCAGTTTTCTTGATAAGGTATCCTTTACCTTCAAGAACTGATTGTAAACACATCAACTTGTTAGAACCCAAGTCAACTTCATCGAGAAGAAGGACAGCACCTTTTCTCATTGCTTTGATAACAGGGCCTTCTCTGAAAGTAATGTTACCATTGACTAGAGTGTGACCACCCATCAAATCATCTTCATCAGTTTCGATGGTGATATTAACTCTGAAAAGTTCTCTCTTCAATTGAGCACAAACTTGTTCAATCATAAGAGTCTTACCATTACCACTCAATCCAGTAACGAATACTGGGAAGAAGATTTTAGACTTGATGATGTTCTTCACATCTTTGAAGTGTCCAAAAGGAACATAGTTTGACATCTTCTCGGGGATGATTTTCACATTATCCTCGATGATGTTCAATGTCTCAGTTTGAGCTGCAACTGGCATGTTCGAAACAACTGGTGTTGTAGGAACCACTGCTTTTAGAACTGGGGTTGCAGTTTCGGAATATCCACCATTGTAACCACTGATTACTGGTGTGATATTATAGATAAGAGGCCCATCGACCTGCTCTTCTTTGAAACCAAATTTATTATCTTTCATCCATGAAGGACAAGACCTTCCCATGGCTTCTTTGATATCAGACCTTGTAAAGGTGGTCTGATTAGGGAATTTAGAAATAAGTTCGTCTAAGAACTCCACCCTAGTTGGAGTATAGTCGAATTTATTACCATTTATTTCAATCGATTTTGTCATACAGTCTCCTTTCTTAAAAATCTCATCATGTTTATATTATCTCAAAAAGCTGGGGCCATTGTCAAGGCCATTATTTGATAGCTTCAAAATAAGTTCCCATTTTTTTGACACATTTAATCTCACCTTTTGCACTTTTCTCAGTTAGGTATTTCTCACCATTATTGACCCAAGTCCTAAATGCAAAACATTCTACCTTCTCTTCTTGACACTTTTTATAGTGTTCACAATTATGAAAGACACAAGGACTTGGCCCGACATCCATAACTGCATCTGCAAATTTAGAATAGTCGTTGTTAGTCGAAATGTAATACGCGGGGTCTACTTGAATTGCCATTATGCTATCTCCTTAATAAATTCATTAGTCAAAAACCTCGAGGTAGTTTTTGATTTTTGGTTTTTCTTGAAAGCAGCCAACACTCTAGATTTCTTTGCATCGACTAATTCCTCGTCAAGTTCGTCAGCACCATCCACTGAAAGATTGTTTGAAGTGGTGATGAATAATTTGTTGTATCCTTTTACTTTGAGAACAGAACCAGTTTTTCTGATATCTTTCCAAACATCATCAGGCAAGTGCCAGTTACCAGTAGCTCTCTCATAGATTGCACTGGCATCTTGTTTTTTACTGATTACAAAGTATCCAGTAATGATTGCACCAGTTTCTTTTCCAATCCATTCTAAAAGGTTTTGTGTTCTTGTGAATTCACCTTGACTGTATCTACCACCATCTGAGAAGTCATAAACTTTTCTTGAATATGGGTCAATGATTTGTCTTTTGTGATGGTAGTTCCATTCATCACCAATTTGTTCGTTGATACAAGCATTCTCCTCTTCGTCTTTAGAAAGAATGTTTGCACTATGAGAAAACCCATCAGTAAGAACAGTAAGAATTGATTTTTCAAGTCCGTAAGCTTTTTGGAATTCTCTTAAGTGAGTTCTCATTGAAACGATAGCTGCATCCAAAGGTGTTCCACCTAAGTTGTATTGGTTAGGAATGTATTCACTTGGGATATCAATATATCTTCCACTATTGTCATTCACTGGTTCTTGACAACCATTAAACCACTCATCGTATCTATCAACTGATGTCTCCCAGTTTCTACCCCAAAATTTTACTTTGGATTGAACATAGAAGTAGTTGTAAATCTGACCAACGATTGGCATCATTTTCATCAAGTCTTTAGAATTCATTTGGTCTGAGAAGATTTCAATCAATTTATCTTCCTCACTTCTCCAATTAGTATCAGAAGCATATCTGTCTGAGAAGAGATAAATTCTGTGAGGGATGTTTACTTTTCTACAGAACATTGCAAGGATAAATGCTTGTTCTAGAAGGTCTGTAACCTCGTTATTGATAGAACCACTCCAGTCCAATAGAACTGTAAGTCCGTGGTTTTTACCCTCGGGTAAGTAAGTAACTCTTTTGAAAACATCATCAACAATCTGATATTTGGAGATTCTATTCATATCAAGTTTACCAGTTTTACCAGTAAAAGCATGCTTAGACCTCATTGCAGTTTGTCTCATTTCAAATTCTTTTGCCATGTGCATGACAATGTTTTTGTTTTTCTTTTCAAGTTTTCTTGCAGTGTGAAGAGCTCTTGGTTTTAACATTTTGTAAGAAACTTTATATTCTTCAAACAGTGTTTTGTTTTTAGACTCAAAGTCTTCGATAACAGTTTTGAAAGAAACGATATTGTTTCTATACATGTTATTCATTTTGAACTTTTTGTGAAGGTCGATTTGAGTAATGACCATGTTTTCATCAGAAACAAAATCACCTTCGTTCTCATGAGCAAAGTGTTCTGTTAGAGCCTCTCTTGCACCCTCTTCATCATCGTATGCACCATAACCACCTTTCTTGGTTCCAGTATCTTTTTTTGAATCCTCTTCTTCCTCTTCGGTTTCTTCTTCACCAGTTGAGTTAGCAGGAATGTTACCTTCCTCTTCCTCTTCTAGTTCGGGAAGATTATCATCGTCTTCATCATTGGTATATTCTTCGTAAGGATACTCTGCTTCATCCCCTTCCATTTCTTCATCATCATCGATGTCTTCTTCATCAATGTCAAACATTTGAGGAACGATAGAGATATCTTGTTCATCCCTTGTTTCATTTTCTTTTGACCACTCGTAGATTGCAGTAGCAACTTGAACAACATCTTCCCATGTTTTACAATCTTCTGAAGCTTTTAAGAAAACTGCTTCTTCGTCTGTTAGTGTGATGTTGACTCTAGAACCACATTTAGTGATAAGGTTGATTTTGTCAATAAGAGATAATGCTTGAAGGTCTCTTCCATGAAGACCAAAGAAGTCTCTGTCCATCAATTCATTGTATGCTTTGTAGAAAGACCTTCTAAGACCAGCATACTTCTGTTTAATCATCTTCTCAATTCTGACATCTTCTACAACATTAAGATACCCTTTAAGAGTTTTGTTTTCTGTTATTGCACTATGGACACCTTCGAATGGTGTGTGTAATGCGTGGGATACTTCATGACCCATAAACAAGTCATAAAGTTCGGGGGATAAATCATCTTTTAGAATAGGACAACAAAGTATTCTATTCTTAAGATCAAAATATGCAGTAGGAACTTTCCTATGCACAATAGTCAAATCTTCTTGAGCAAGAAGTTTTGCAAGGTTGTCTTTTTGTGTTTGTAGTCTCTCAGTCATATTTATATTATCTCAAAAAGCTGAGGCCATTGTCAAGGCCTCATAAGTTATTGATTTTATTAACCAACTGGTGTGGGTGCATTCATGTAGTCGTTGAAGAAATCATTTGCAATGAATTCTACTAGGTCGTCTCTGTCTCCGTCCTTGACTCCATAGTTAAGGAAGAGCATTTGTTTTACTTTCGTATCACTGAAATGTGCAACCAGTTCTACTGCATCATCTACAGCTCTGTCTGCAATTGCTAGATTATTTGGATGTGACATTTATATCTCCTTTCTTTATTTGATAGTATAGTATACTAAAAAGTAGGAGTTATAGTCAAGGCTTGATGCCTAATTATTTCATGGTATCTTCGTTTTTGTCAAAATCAGTAGGATATTGTCTCATCATTTTTTCTAAGTTCCTACTAAACCACATAGATATGGTGTATCTGAAATTTCTACGAACTTTCTCTACTCCATGGAGTATCTCTGTTCCTCTGAATAAAATTCCATCACCAGCTTGAGGTGTATAAACTGCACCATCGGGGAATAAATCTTGTGGTGGAAAGAAGGTTCTACCACCACCAAAATCATCGTTTAGATTTAAAATAAGAGTCCACTCTCTTGAGGGATATTGTAAGTCTTGTTTGGGAAGATGTAATTCTTGATTAGAATATAAATCAGTGTGAGGGTCTTGCCATCCACCGATATGCCATGTATTGATTGCAACCATTTCGGGAAAAACAAGTTCATCAGATATTTTCCTCACTTCTCCTACCATATCATATTCGATAGCAGTTATGAGGTCTCTGATACCCCAGTTTTGAATGTGTATTTTTCTTATGCCTTGATAGTCTGTAGGACTACCTACATTATGCAGATGAGGATGCTGTTTTTTCCACAGAATCAGTTCCTTGCACTGTTCCTTCGTCAATATTCCCTTCACTATCTTGTGATTCTTTGACTTGCTGGAGATGTCTGGCAATTGCAATTCTTCTTTCATAGTCTAATCTTTTTTGTCTCTCTTTAGGTCTTGCCTTAAGAGCTCGTTCTAATTTTAATCTTGATGCTCTCTGTAAGAAGAGAACACCACTCAGGTGGTCAATCTCGTGTTGAACACACCTTGCACCAATACCATCTAAGACTAATGTTTGTTCTTCACCTTCTGAGTCTACGAATTTAAATTCAATAACTTTTGGTCTTTTAATCATTAGATAGATATCGGGGAATGATAAACAACCCTCTTTTAGGTTATCTGTTTCTTGTGAGATTTTTACAATCTCAGGATTAAAGAATGCCTTAATCCCTTGGTCAGCAGTTCTCATTACAAACACTCTGTAGTTTAGTCCTACTTGGTTTGCAGATAACCCAATGCCACCAAATTTTTCCATGGCTGCACCTAAGTTCTTTTCTATTTCTTTAGGGTCTTCGGGTGGATTTTCAAAATCAAATGGTGGTGGTGGGGTTCTAAGAACCTTACTGGCTTCTTCAACTAATTCATACATAATTTTATTTATTAAATATTAAACTATCCACTGGATAGATACCACCTGTTCTTGTAAGTTTTGCATTGTCCATTTCTAAACCAAAGAACCTACGAAGAGCAGATAGTGCTTTTGCACCCAGTCTTTTTATATAACTGAATACCTTTTTAATTCTTTCTATAATTGCATCCCAAACTTTTTTCATAGTATTCCAAATGCCTGATGCAACATCTTTTACCATTGCAGATAATTTATTTAATAATGCCCACTCATCAAGTTGTTGGAAGTCTTCATTTAAAAGTAAGGGTTCCTTTCTAATCTCTTCCATTATGATTGTTTTTAATGATGGAAGAGTTTCATCTGTTATGCTCTTTAATGCTTTTCTACTTTTTGCTTTACTTCTAAATGCAAGATAAGGTGCTGAACCTGAACTTGATTTAAATGATACATAGAACGAATTTCCGTTTGCAAGTTTTTTACCAGCACTTTCAGGTGAATCTAATTCTAATACATTAGTTAATTTTGCTTGGTCGGGATTGAATGTGCAAACTACTGTTGCACTTGGCCAGCTGTCTTTAAATTTAATATTACCAGTTGCAGCTTCAAAACAGAAGTGTCCCATAAATTCAGTTGATTGAAAAACCTTGTTAAACTCATCTTCTACTTCTTTTGCACCTATACGAACTGCGTCTAATTCTGCAATCTGTTCTGCTTCTTTCTTCGAAAGTTTTTTCTTATCTCTTAAATTATCGATACTAGTAACACTATCTTTCTCCGTTAGAGCAACAAGTTTTTTCTCCATGATGTCAACTAAGTTTGCAACTTGTTTTGGATTTGCTTTTCCGAATGTTTCTTGTGCAGCTTCAACTGTAGAGATAACTTCATCTTTTTTTGCAGACATCAACTGAGAACCACCTGATTTCTT